CACCAGAAAGAGCACCGCGACCTGCACGGTCAGCACCAGGACGCGATGAAGCAGATGATGTCCCGCCACCAGGCCGAGATGAAGGCCAACACGGACCAGATGGCTCCAGATGGCGGCGGGGAAGAAGCGCCGGCCGCAGAGCCCGGCGCGGAGGGCGAGGAGTAAACCGTCATGGCTATGAGCCGCTTCGTCGACATGGCCCACGGTGACGAGCAGCTCTATGAGCTGTCCAAAGGCATGCCGGACGACTATGACCCGCCGGAATACCCCCAGGGTCTTTGCTTCACACTGCCCATGTCAGTGTTGCAGCAGGTCGAGGCCGACGGCGGCGACCCTGGTGATAGCATGCGCTTCGCGGTGATGGCCGAGGTCACTAGCGTGTTCCGCAGCGTGGACGACTGCCGCGTGGAGTTGCGGATCACTGACTTCGCCGGTGACGACGGCCAGTTCACCGACCTGGGCGATGATGACGACATGCCGTGGATGGCGCCGTCGCTCTGCCTCGGCGCCGCCGAGCTCGACAAGCTCGGCCTTGAAGCCGACTGCGAACTAGGCGATACCATTCATCTGACGGGTACGGTCAGGCTTGAGAGCCTGTCCAACGACGGTTTTTCCGGTGAACGAGCGAGGCTCCAAATCATAGAGCTGACCTACGCGGAAGATGAGAGCGCTGAGAACCGAGAGGCTTGAGGTGAGCGACTATGTTTACCCGGTCTTTCGGTGAGTTAGATAGGCGATCGCCCGCTCTAGTCGCTCCGTGCTATCCGCAAATTGCCCTAATCCAGAATTGCAATTACGGCATAGAATGCCGCGAACTTTGCCGCTTTCGTGACAGTGATCTATGTTTGCGCGGTTTGCGCGCACTGGACCTGTTACTACTAACGGTGCCGAGCATATCGCGCATGATCCGTTGTGCTCTTTCCACAATACGCCAAAGTCGTGCCAGGATAGACCGTATTTCTTTTCTATATTTATACGGAAGGAGTTTTCTCGAACCTGCTGTCGACGCTCCTCGGACATGTTCTTACGGTGTTTGTCCATTCGCACAGTTGCTGTTTTACGAGCGTAGTCTCTATTATCTGCTCTCCATTTGGCGTGCTTGGCTCGCGCGCACGGGTAGCAAGTATACGACCATCCATCAGCGTGTCTGTTGCTCGGTGAAAACTCCGTCTGTGGTAGGCGTCTCTGGCATACGTCGCACAAGCGTCCTTCGTCTGTTACGCGAATGGGTTTTACGATCTTTGGATTGGCGGAACGCCACTCAGCGTAACGCTTGTCACGGATTGCTTTTACCTTGTCTGGGTTTTTCGTTTGCCAGCGGACTGCGCTATCGCGACGACAGGCTGAGCACGTCTTTGCGTAGCGCGGATCCATTACTTTCTTTGGAAAGTCTACGATCAGTTTTTCTACGTGGCAGCGGGTACAGGTTAGACGGGAGGGCGCGATCTTATTCATTCGCGCATTTAAACTGATGCCAGCCGGTAGTTCAACTGTTTCCGTCGTAAATGAGTCGTTACAAATGATCGCTTCTCAGAAGCGAATCACCAGCCTATCTGACGGCAGCCCTGCGGCCCAGGCCGCGAGCATCCTGTACACGCCCACCGTCGAACTGCTGCTGCGCGAGCTGGACCCTGACTTCGCCCGGTTCACACTGGCTCTGTCGGCCGCCACCGTCACCTCGTCCACGGTCCCTTGGGTCTATGCCTACACCTACCCGGCCGACTGCCTGCGCCTGAGACAGGTACGCCCGCCGGGGTCCGGCGCCGGAGCCCTGGCCGACCTGAACGACCCCTCGCCGGTTCTGGCCAACGTCGCCTTCGCGTTGAACGGCTCGACGCCGCTGAAGGTTGTCTTGACGAATCAACAAAACGCGCTGGGGGTCTATACGACTTCCCAGGTGAGCGAGGTGTCGTGGGATGCGGTTTTCCAGGAAGCCGTGGTGCGGCGTTTGGCCAATCCGCTAGCCATGGCGCTCAGCGGCCGTCCGGACTTCGCCAAGACCATCCTTGAGCAGTCGGCGATGGTCGCCGCCACGGCCGAGGCGGTCGATGAGGGCGGATTTAGGCGAGGATTCGGCTGATGTCGGAAAGCGTCGTCAACCTGATCAACGAATCGCTTCGCGCCGGTGGTGTGATGAAGAGGATTCAAGACATTTACGAAGGCTCCGACGCCTCGCGCGTCGCGCTGGAGCTCTATGGCCAGGCGAGGGACGAACTTCTTGATCTCAAGGACTGGTCCTTCAACCGCCAGACCGCACCTTTGGTCCTATTGAAAGGACCGCCGCCCGCGACCGGCTATTCACCGGCCAATCCCTGGAGCAACCTCTACCCGGCGCCGGGATGGCTCTACGAGTATGACTACCCGAGCGCCGCAGTCGATCTGCGCGCTATCATCCCGCAGCCTGGGATGATGCCCGATCTCGATCCGGTTCCTGTCGCGTGGCGCGTGGACAACGATCCGACGCCGAATATCGCCGACGGCGTCGCGGTCGGACCTGAGGCCAAGGTCATCTACTGCAACGTGACCAACGCCCTGGCGGTGTACCGCAGCCGCGTGACCGATCCGTCTATCTTCGACCCCGGTTTCAAGGCCGCGCTCATCGCCCTGCTCGGCAAGCGCTTCGCCGTGGCCTTTGGCGCCGATGTCAACGTGCAGCGCGAGGACGCCGCCGAGGCGACGGGCATAGCCAACGCTCAGAGCGACGTGAGGGGCTAGACCATGGATCCAGCCGTCCTCTATCTCCAGACTCCGGCGATCGTGGTGAACGAAGCCGTATACATGCTGGGCGAACCCGGCAAGGTGATCGGCGACATCAACGACGGCACCCAGGTGGCTGAGGCGGCGCGCTACGTTTATGGTCGTGCGCTGCGTCAACTTCTGCGCACGGCGCCATGGGATTTCAGCCGAAAGCAGGCGGTGCTGACCTTGTTGGGCGACGCCACGACCACCACGCCCGCGCCTGGCGTCAGTAGCTTCGTGGAGTCCCCTTGGTCCTACGCCTACGCCTGGCCCGTTGACGCGGTCATGGGGCGCTGGATGCCGTGGAATCCGTCCAACGCCCAACCCGAGAACAACAACGGCACGCCCCTGACCACCGGCGTTTCGTCATTGGTCTGCTACAACCTCATCCCAGGGCGCTTCCTGGTCGGCTCCAGCGATCAATACCCCGTCGTCACAGGCAACCAGGACTGGGACCAGTTGCCGGACCTGCAACGCACCGAGGGGGTCGGCTACAACAACCGCAAAGTCATCCTGACCAACTGCTGCAACGCGCATTTCGTCTACACCCGGCTGGTGACCACGATCGAGGAGTGGGACGATCTGTTTCGCCAGGCCATGGTCACTATGCTGGCCCTGGCCTTGGTCCAGGTGATCATCGACGATTCCAAGGAGCGCGTCGCTCAACGCGACCGGCTCATTCCGATTCTGCGCAACGCTATTGCCGATGCGCGCGTGGCATCGGGGAATGAGTCAGGATTTCCGATCACGTCCGACTTCGAGGCGAGCTTCATTGCGGGTAGAACATCCGGTGTTTGGGGCGGGACTAACACCTACCCCGGATTCGGAGGTACTGCGGCTGCGGGCGGCTTCGGGGACTACAACGGTTACGACTCACTCTCCTGGGGCGGGAGTGTATTTTGAGTGTAACTAGCGCCCAGACTGCGTTCAATGCAGGTGAAATTTCGCCGGAACTGTACGGGGAAGTTTCGCTAGAAAAAATGAGTTCAGCGCTGACGACAGCGCGCAACGGAATCGTAAATTATCGAGGAGGCTTCCTTTCTCGCGGCGGCCTCGCCTTCGTCGGCCGCTGCAAGCAGAACCCGCCCTTCCCTCCGCGCCCTATCCCGTTCCAGTTCTCGATCACCCAGGGCTATATCCTGGAATTCGGCGAGCATTACATCCGCTTCGTGTTCCAGGGCGGCTACGTCCTTGAGGACCCGGTCACCATCGCCGGCGTGACCAATGCCGATCCGGGTGTCGTGAGCGTCACCGGCACGCCCTTCGCCAACGGCGACTGGGTCTTCATCACTGGCGTCGACGGCATGCCGTTGCTGAACGGCGAGACCTACATCGTCGCGGGCGCGGCGTCGGGCCACTTCTCCCTGCAAGACCTGAACGGCGTCAACCTGGACACCACCGCTTACGGAGCCTACGTCTCCGGCGGAACGGCGCGGCGCCTCTACACCATCTCGTCGCCCTACCTGGCGGAAGACCTGCCGTACCTGAAGTACGCGCAGTCGGCCGACGTGATGTCGCTGACGTGCTCCAATCCGCTGACAGGCAACGAGTACGCGCCTTACAACCTGACACGGCTCTCGGCGATCGACTGGACGCTGGTCGCCGTCGACTTCAGCCCGGCCGTTTCACCGCCGTCCACGGTCTCGGCCGCGGCCAACGCCCAGGCCCCCTCCAACGGCATCAACGCCACCTTCGCCTATGTCGTGACGGCGGTGGACCGGGCGGGCAACGAGAGCGTCGCCTCGGCCATCGCGACCTGCCATGGCGCGGACCTTGAGGTGGAAGCCGGGACCAACACCATCACCTGGTCCGTCGTCTCAGGGGCCAAGTACTACAATATCTACCGCTCGCCGGCTTCGGTCGACACCGGGTCGACGCCGCAGCCCGTCCCGGCGGGCAGTTTCTTTGGGTTCATCGGCTCGGCGTTCGGCACGCAGATGATCGATACGCGCTCGGTCACCGACCTTACGCAAGTTCCGCCCGTGCACGCCGAGCCCTTCGCGCCAGGACAGATCCTGGCGGTGGACATCACCGGTGGAGGGTCAGGCCAGACGACGCTGAGCTACAGCATCACCACGTCCGCGGGCGTCAACTTCACCGGCTATCCGATCCTCACGTCCGGAGCCCTGGGCGGTTTCATCATCACTAACCCCGGCAAGAATTACGCGCCGGGAGACACCATCGCCTTCAACGGCGCCGGGTTCGCGTCCGGCGCCATCCAGTTCGGCTCGACCAACCCCTCCGTAGGCGACACGGTCACCTTGAACGGCGTGGTGTGGACCTTCGTCTCGGCCATCACCGGACCGCAGCAGACCATCGTCGGCGGCGCCTTGAGCACGACCTTGACGCAACTGGCGTCCGACCTGTCGGCCAGCGCTAACGCCTTCCTGACCGTGGCCGCCTACGCGGTCGCCGCGGCGGCCTCCAACCTGCTGATCACCTACCGGACGGCGGGAACGGGGGGCAACGCCTATACCCTCGCCGCGAGCCGCGCGACGCCCTCCGGAGCAACGTTGACCGGAGGCTCCGGGTCCGGCTCGACCGGGGCTCATGCGACCGGCAACATCACCTTCGCCATCAACCCCACGGCCGCCCAGAACATCGTCCTGAACGGCATCACCTGGACGTTCGTCGCTTCGGGCGCGAGCGGTCACCAGACCAATCTGTCCGGCACGCTCGCGGGCACCCTGACGCAACTGGCGACCGACCTGAACGCGTCGGGGACCGCGGGCATCGCCGTGGCCACCTACGCGGGCACGGCGACGCAGTTGCAGATCAGTTACGACGCCGTAGGCGGAGTCGGCAACACCTATACCCTGTCGGGCGGGACGACCACGGCCACGCCGAGCGGCGCCTCGCTTCAGGGCGGTTCGGACGCCTCCTCGACGCCGTCGGCGACGCTGGAAGTGGGACCGACCACCGGTACCTATCCGGGCGTCAACACCTATTTCCAGCAGCGACATTTCTTCGCCAATTCGCTGAACCAGCCGGACACCTTCTGGGCCAGTCAGACGGGGTTGTTCAAGAACTTCGACACCGCCATCCCGGTTACCGCGACCGACGCCATCACCGCATCTCCGTGGACGGAGCAGGTCAACGGCATCCAGTGGCTGATCCCCATGCCGGGCGGACTGATCGCCCTGACCGGTAACCGGGCCTGGCAGATCGTCGGCGAGGGCTCCTATAACCTCAACGCCCAGCCGATCACGCCGAGCTCGACCCAGGCCCAGCCGCAGGCGTTCAACGGCGCCAACGCGACCGTGCCGCCCGTGGTCATCGACTACGACGTCCTCTACGTAGAGGCCATCGCCACGGTCGTTCGCGACATGGCCTGGAGCGTCTTCTCCAACATCTATACCGGCGCCGATCTGACCATCCTGTCGGCGCACCTGTTTCTTTACCGCCAGATCCTGCAATGGACCTGGGCCAGGCAGCCCTACAAGACGCTGTGGTGCGCCTGTGACGACGGCACGATGCTGGTGCTGACCTATCTGAAGGAGCAACAGGTCTGGGGCTGGACGCGGTGCGACACCCAGGGACTCGTCGTCGGCATCGCCTCGGTCACCGAGCCGCCGGTCAATGCGGTCTACGCTATCGTGCAGCGTTTCGCACCGGCAGATGCGGGCGGCGCCATTACCTACGTGATGGAGGCCAAGGAGAACTACGACCCGACCCTCGCCGCCGAGGCGGACGGCGCAGGGTTCCCGACGCCGGTGTGGGCCAATCAATTCATGACCGGCCTTGGCTTCGATCCGGTGCGCCGCGAACTGACGTGGCAGGCGACCATCGAGAACGCGGGTTCGACCAACACCAGCGGCTACACCCTGTGGGACGGGGCGGCGTCCATTGCGCCGACTGCCCACGTGCCGGGAAATTCGTGGAACTTCTGGCTTGCGCGCAAGAACATCGACACCGGAGCGGTGACTTACTACAACGGCTACGATCCCGCGCAGCTTGTCCCGGCCGGGATCGGCGGCGGCGACGGCACATGGCGGCGCTACGTCTCAGACACCAACAACATCGAGATGTATACGACGCTCAATGACCCGCGCACGGGAGACGCGTGGGTACATACGGAGAGCTGCAACCTCTCCGTTTTTCGTCGCGCGGACAGCTACGCCCTGGCGATCTCCCCCCTTCGCCCAACCGGAGACGAAATCAACCCGATCCTGCCGGTCGGGATGAACGACGACTGGACCTACGCCATAGAGGTGTCGATCACCGGCGCTGCGGTCGCGAACCTGTACTTGATCCCCCGGTTGAACACGGCCGCCGAGATCGCCGCAGACGTGCTGCTCGCTTATGCGACCTACGCTCTTCCTTCAGGCTGGGTGGACGGCGGCACAAGCTCGCCCCTTCGTTTCTACCGTACGGCGGTCGATGGCGACGGCAACCTCTGGGTGTTTGCCTGTAACCGGACCGGGAGTTCCGACTTCAAGCTCTACAAGTTCACTCAGCCATCCGCCTTCGTCTATCCGACCCCGCCTGTCGATGGTGGTTTCACCGACGAGACGCCGTGGTCATCGTCCACAGGGCCGAATGCTCCGGCGGTTGGAGCTACACTGGTGGATTATCGTGGCCCCGGTCGCATGGCCATGTTCTGGTCGCCAGGACGGCGCTACCTGAACCTCATGTCGGTCCTCGTCGCCGATGACTTCGCGGTCTACGACGACCAGAACACCACCATCACCCTGACCACCTACGACACCCAGACCGGGTCGTGGTCGAGCACCCTGGTCGCGCGCGGCCAGATGACGGCGGCCTTCGTGCCGACGGTGATTTCGGAGGACACCGCGTCGGTCATCGACGGACAGGTCAACATCACCAACCAATACCTCGAATATGACAACTTCTACGACTACGGCGACTACGCCTCGCGCTGGCTGTTCGTGGCGGCCTACGGCTTCCCGATGGGATCGGTGGACTATTCG